GTGTTCCGAAAACAAAGGCGGCCGACCGAAGAAAAACACCGCCGTGGAAAGCAAGCCTGAGCAACCCGAAAATGTGGCCACTGTCCACAGCGGGGTTTTCCACATGCTATTTCCTTTCCACGGGAGTCCTGCCCGTGTTTGATCTAATCAGGCGATTCCCTGGCGCTGAATGGGCGATAGCCGCCTTATTCGGCGCATTGGTAGCCATGCCATTCCATGACGAACTGAAGACGCGCAAAGGCTTCGTGGTCTTCGTTCTGACTGGCGTTGCGTGCGGCTACTTCCTCACTGGAATGACGATTCGTTACTTCCACATCAATCCAGAATCAGCGGGCGGAGTTGGGTTCCTGCTGGGCGCATTCGGCGGCAGCATGATTTCCGCCGTTATCCGTTCGATTAAGGAAGCCGACTTGTGGGCGCTGGTGAAAGCCCGTTTCGGCGGGGGTTCGCAATGAACGAAACCATAACCGTGGCGGCTGCAATCGTGCTGATGCTGTGGGCGTGCTGGTGTGGTTTTTCGCGCAGCGTCAACGACGGCATTGTGGGCAAGGCGATTTACTTCTGGATCGCCGTTTCTGCGCTGGCCATTGTGTTGCACGTGGCTGAATTGCGGACATATCAGACTTTGATAGTCGCTTTCGCAATGTTGAGCGTTCGGCATTACTGGCTGCGATACGTCAAAAAACAGCTATTCAAAAAGGCGGCAGCGTAAATGCAAATCAGCACAAAAGGCGATGCCCTGATTAAGGGCGAAGAAAAGCTGGTGCTGTACGGGTATCTGTGCCCGGCTGGCATTCCGACAAATGGCTGGGGTCATACCGGGCCTGACGTGGTGCTGGGGCAGCCCATTACGCTGGCGACGGCGTGCGCTAACTATGCGGACGACAAGGCGCGAAAGGCAGAGCAGCCGATTAACAAGCTGGTGCGTGTGAAGTTGACGCAAAACCAGTTTGATGCGCTTGGCTCGCTGGTATTCAACATCGGCGCGGGCAATTTCGCTGCGTCCACGTTGTTGCGCAAGCTGAATGCGAGCGACTACACGGGCGCGGCAGAGCAAATCCTGGTGTGGAACAAAGGCCGCGTGAATGGCGTGCTGGAAGTCCTGCCTGGGCTGGTGAAGCGGCGGCAAGCTGAACACGATTTGTTTTTGACGGTGGGTGCATGAATCGCTGGAAAGCTGACGTGGTTATGGCGCTGCTGTGTGGCGCCGTCTTCGTGGCCGGGATGCTTACCGGCTATTTCGCAAAAGAGCCGGTGAAGCCGGTTCATGTGGTGAGGGTTTATCAGGCATGAACGAAATTTCTGGAGTGCTGCCGCGAGCGAGCTTTAAGGATCGAATCGCGGCTATGCAAATGCGCGGCACGATTCAAACGTGCATTAAGAATGCGCGGCGTGAATACAACCGAATCGAGCGCAAGCGGCTGGACGGCATGGCGGAAAGCATGGCGCATAAGGCAATGGACGCGGTTGAAAATCGCGTGTTTGCCCTGTACGACCAAACGAACCCGCTGTGATAGTCGCTTTCTCAATTGCGTTTCCGGTGGCGCTGTGGTTTGGCGCCTTTGTTTATCGACTTACGGGGCAGATATGGATGCAAATATGATCGACGGCGGTTCGTTTCTGGCTGGCGTTGCTTTTACGCTGGTGATTTTGGGGATTGGCGCTTTCGCGCAATTCATCATAAGTGGGGCTGGCAAATGATCGGACTGAGCATTTACGCAAAGCTGGCAGCGGCGGCAATCGTGGCACTGCTGATAGTCGCTTTCGGCTGGCATGAGTACAAGGCTGGCGAAACGGCAGGCATGGCGACTGTGCAGCAGAAGTGGGACCGACAGACGGCAGCCGTGGACCATGCAACCACGGTGGCAGTGCAGGCAGCGGCTAGTGATGCGCTGGCGAATTACAAGGCGGCAGGCGATAGCGTGCAGGCTGCCGACGAACACAAGGCGCAGCAGGCTGCTGTGCGCGATCAATTGACGAAGCGAGCAAGCGACTATGCAAACAAACCGGGCAACGTGGGAACGGCGGGCAGTGCTGCTGGTGCTGGTGGCAGTGTGGGCGTGTGTGGGCTTGATGCTGACGGGTTGCGCATCTGGAACGATGCCAATGCAGCCGCCAATGGTGGCAGTGGTGGCAGCGCATCCGACAGTGCGGGAAGCATTGCTAAATGATTGCGCGAGCGTTGCGCCTGCTGCTAGTGGTCGCCTGGTTGACCTTCTATCCAATCACGTGGACGTGGCGATGGCATTGGCGGATTGTCGGCAGAGCAAGGCTGATCTGGTGGATGCGATACGCAAACAGAAAGGTGTTGACGTGGTGCCGTGATGCGTGGTAGTGACCATGGCAGTTATCCACAGGCTGATAGAGTTATCCACAGAGAAGCGCACCATGGTGGTGCATCTGTGGATAACCTGTGGATAAGTGGGTCCTTCCTGGACGGTGGCAGGGGCGGGGTCCAAAGCACCGCGTGAATAAAAATCTGAGAGGGTTTTTTAAAGCGCTGACTACGACTAGCCGCCGTTTGTCAAGTGTTTGAACGTTAACGATAAAAGAATTTTCACGGAATAGTTTACGTATGGCAACAGGCGTGCGGGGAATGCTCGTAAATCGGGCGAAGCTGGCCGAAGTCTTCGACGTGGCTCTGACGACTATCGACACCTGGGTGAAGAAAGGCTGTCCCGTCCACCAGCGTGGCGCGAAGGGGATCGAGTGGCAGTTCAACACCGCCGACGTGGCCCGCTGGCGTGAAGACGAACGCGCCAAACAGGCCGCTGGCACCGCGCCCGACGATATGGACAAGCTGGACCTACGGAAAGCGCAGGCCGACACCCTGCGCGCCGAGCTAGAGCTTGCGAAGGCCCGCGACGAAGTGGCGCCTGTGGCTGAATTCGAGAAGGCCACCAGCCGCATGCTGGCAACGATCCGCACCAACGCCCTGAACATTCCCGCACGCGCCGCACTCCGGCTGCTGGGCGAGACCAACGAAACAACGTTTAAACGCATTTTGCGCGAAGAAATCACGCTGGCGCTTGAAACATCGGCCGAAGCCGACGTGGCGCTGGAAGACGAAGACGAAGACGGGGAAAACGAAGAATGAAACTTATCCCGCTTACGCGAACGCAGGCGTTTGATTTCATCGCAGAGAAACACAGGCACCACAAGCCGCCGCAGGGCTACAAGTTTGCCATTGGATTAAAGCAGGCCGACCAGCTGGTGGGCGTGGTGTGCGTAGGCCGACCGGTGGCAAGACGGCTGGACGACGGTCTAACTGCGGAGGCTACACGCCTTTGCACTGACGGAACGAAAAACGCCTGTTCGAAACTGTATTCAGCCGCAGCCAAGGCCGCCCAGGCAATGGGCTACACCCTAATCGTGACATACACGCTGGCCAGCGAATCCGGCGCAAGTCTTCGGGCTTCTGGCTGGAAATTTGATGGCGAGGCGGGCGGCGGTTCATGGGGCGTTCCATCGCGCCCGCGCGAAGACAAACACCCAATCGAAACAAAACACCGATGGAGCAAGGCGCTTTAACGCCTAAGAAAGCCACTTTCATGCGCCACCTTTTCAGCAATATCCCCGCCATTCGCAAGGCGCTAAAGCGCGCTGCCCGCAACCTTGTGCCGCCCGCCGACATGCTGCCGTCCGTGTGGGCTGAAGCAAACCTGATGATTCCGGCCGGTAACGCCATCCCGGGCTTGATTCGATTCGATAACGCGCCATACCAGCGCGGCATGATTGACGTTATCGTGGAAGACGGCGTGGTCCGCGTCACTTTCATGACTGGCGCGCAGCTTGGGAAGACGACGTGCCAGCAGGTAATCACGGGCTATTTCATCGACCACGACCCGCGCAGCCAGATTTTCATTCAGCCGACGCAGGGTGACGTGCAGACGTTCCAGGAAACGAAGCTGCGGCCGATGCTGGACGCGAACAAAAGCATTTCGCGCAAGCTGGCGAAGTCGCGCGGGCGCGATGGCGTCAACAACAGCCGCATCATTTCGTTTATCGGCGGCTGGCTTATGTTCGGCTGGGCCGGTTCGCCACGGACCCTGCGCGGCCGTTCCGCACCAGTCACGCAGGCCGACGAAGTGGACGGCATGCTGGCCGACACGGGAGAAGGCGACCCGCTAGAACTGCTGGCGCAGCGCGCCGCGACGTTCGGAGATTTGCAGCTTAGAACCGAGTCCAGCACACCGACGATTAAGGGCGCTTCGCGCATCGAAACGTCGTTCCTCATGGGCGATCAACGTCGCTATTACGTGCCGTGCCCTGACTGCGGCGAGGCGCAATATCTGAAGTGGACGCAGGTTATCTGGACCGGCCGCGACAACCTGGAAGGCGAGCAAGACCCGGACAGCGCCCGCTACTGCTGCGAACACTGCGGCAGCCTGTGGGACGACGGCCAGCGCGTTATGGCCATTCGCACGGCTGAAGCTAAGGGCTGGGGCTGGAAGGCTTCGAAGCCGTTCAAGGGCCACGCATCATTCCACGCGCCCGAAATGCTTTCGACGTTCCGCAAACTGCGCGACATCGTGCGGTCCTATTTGGACAAGCTGGCGGCCGGTGATCTGCAATCTTTCGTGAACGTTTCCCTGGCTGAAACATTCGAGGAAACCGCCGAACAGGCCGACCCTGATTCACTCTACGCACGCCGGGAAGTCTACGCAGCGCAGGTGCCAATGCACGGCCTGTATCTGACGTGTGGCGTTGACATGCAAATCGACCGCCTGGAAGTGAAAATCATGGCGTGGGGGCTGTTCGAGCAGTCATGGTGCGTCGCTTACCGCGTGCTGTACGGCGACCCGCTGGCGGGTGACGTGTGGAACGATCTGGACGACTTGCTGGCGGAAACGTTCGAACATGAAAGCGGCGCGCTGCTATCCATCCAGGCCACCTGCCTGGACACGGGCGGCACCACGGGTATGACGCAGGCCGCCTATGAATACATTCGCGCCCGGCGCGGCCGAAAGATATTCGCTATCAAGGGTATTCCAGGCTGGGGCCGCCAGATTGTCGAGAAGCCGCAGCGCAAGCAATCGGGCAAACGCAGCCGGAAAGTGGACCTGTACCAGGTGGGCACCGACGAAGCCAAGCTGGTGGTAATGCGCCGCCTTGCTCTGAAGCGCGAGGGGCCGGGTTATTGCCACTTTCCGGCCGACGAAGACCACGGCGAAGACTATTTCAAGCAAATAACGTCGGAAAAGCTGAAAACCCGCTTTGTAAGGGGCTTTCCGGTGCGCGAGTGGCACAAGCCAGATAAGGCCAGAAATGAGGTTTTGGACTGCACTGTGTACGCCATGGCAGCCCTAAAAATCATGAATCCGAGCCTGAAACAGCTTGCAAAACGGCTGATTTTGAACCCGGAAACGCAGACATGGGCGCCCGTGGCCGACAATCCGGCCGAAATCGCGCCGGTTCAGCCCGAAAAGCCGCGCCCGCTGCCGAAACCGACGCCGAAGCCCGCCAGGCAGCCGGAAAACCCCGCCGTGGCTAAGGAACAGCCGCCCAGCGAAACTAAGCCCATTAAACGGGCGAAATCGCTAACCGCAGGCCGACGCCGTGGGGGATTCGCCACCAACTGGTGACGCAATGCAGGGGCAATTTCCTAACAGCATCCGTGCTGGCGTGACGTTTTCTCGCACCGTGTGCCTGAAACAGTACCAAGCGCCCCTATGGGCGCTTTCTGTGCTGCTGCGCGGACCAAAGGCCATTGATTTTTCCAGCACGCCTTCTGGCAGCGACCACCTGCTGACGGTGGATGCCGCGACCACGGCGACGTGGCCCGCTGGTGATTACGTTTTCGCAGTCCGCGCCGTATCGAACGGCACCGTAATGGAAGTGGAAGCCGGGCTGGTGACGGTTCAGCCTGACATTGCCGCGATGGCTGACGGCACCGACACCCGCGTGCATGCACAGCGTGTCCTGGATGCCATCGAAGCAGTGCTGGAAAAGCGCGCGACGCAGGATCAAATGCGATACGCCATCAATAACCGCGAGTTGTGGCGCACGCCCATTGCGGACCTGCTGGCCCTGCGGAATTTCTACAAAAGCGAACTGCGCCGCATGAAGGCCGCCCAGCGTGGCCGCCTGTTTGGCGAACAGGTAAAGGTGATTCTCTAATGGGAATGTTCGATTTTATTCGTTCGCGTGGGCTGATGCCTGCCCGCGCCGTCGAAATGCCGTCCACCACGCCACCTTCGCGCCCGGTGCGCGCCCTGCGCGCCGCTGGCCGCGCGCTTCGTTCCGCGATGCAGTTCAACGCTGCTGGATTTGATCGTTTAAACGCAACGTGGACCGGCACGGCGCTGCCCGCTGACTGGATCATTACGCGGAACTATCGCCCGCTTGTCGCGCGTTCGCGTGACCAGGCGATGAATAACGACTATGCGCGGGCGTTCCTGCGCATGTGTAGCCAGAACATCGTGGGGCCGAAAGGCATAACCATGAAAGCCGCTTTCCAGAAAGCGGACGGCAGCCACGACGCGGACACCAGCCGGGCGCTGAAGGCCGCATGGGAAGCGTGGGGCCACAAAAGCACGGCCGACGTGGCGGGGAAAAAGTCGTGGCGCGCTATCCAGCGCTTGCTGGTGAAAAGCGCAGCGCAGGACGGCGAATTTTTCCTGCGCATTGTCACGGGCAAAGATGCTGGAAAGTGGGGTTTCGCGGTGCAGGTGATCGACCCGCTACGGGTGCCGATTGACTACAACGTGGACCGCTACAACCAGGGCAATTTCATTCGCCACGGGATCGAGTTCAACCGTTACGGCCGCCCGGTGGCCTACCACCTTTCGACGGTGGACGACGGCGAAGCCGAATATGAGTATGCGGGCGTTGGTTACACGACCGTACCGGCCGACCAGATGGTGCACGGCTTCCTGGAAGACTTGGTGGGCCAGAAACGCGGCCTGCCGTGGATGGCCACGGCGCTATTCCGTATGCGGAATATGGCCGCATTCGAAGACGCGGCAATCATCAATGCACGCGTTGGCGCGTCAAAAATGGGCTTCGTCCAGTGGAAAGACGGCGAGGCGCCGGAATTCGAAGACGGCGACGACCCCACTAGCCTGGAATTCGACGCAGAGCCTGGCTCTTTCAACGTGCTGCCGCAGGGCGCCGAAATGAAAGAGTGGCTGCCGCAGTATCCCAGCGGCGAATTTCTGCCCGTCTTCAAAACTCTGCTTCGCGGCGCAAGCGCAGGCTTTGGTGTTTCGTACAACAACCTGGCCAGCGACCTGGAAGGCGTCAATTTTTCGAGTATCCGCCAGGGCACGCTGGACGAACGCGAGCATTGGAAAGAATTGCAGGAATGGCTGATTGAAGACGCCATCCAGCCGGTGCAGGAAGCATGGCTGCGCTATTCGCTGCTGAAAGGCCGAATCAAGGTTAAAGGAAAGCCGCTTTCACCTGCGCTTCTGGACGACTTGCAGGACGCCATTAGCTGGCAGCCGCGCCGCTGGCAGTGGATCGACCCGACAGCCGACGTAGCAGCCGCCGTGGAGTCGAAAAACAACCTGCTAACCAGCGCTGGCCGAATCATTCGCGAATGGGGCGGCGATCCTGACGAAATCTTTGCCGACATTGCCGCCGACATTAAGGCGATGGAAGCCGCTGGCATTGACGAAAAATACATTCTGGCATCCATGGGCCAAGCGCTTGCGCCGCCGCCCGTGGCGTCAGAAGGCAGCCACCCGAACAGCTAAGACACCATGACGACACCGACGACAAAAGAGCCGATTTCCCTGCGCGAAATTAACAGCCGTGGCGTGCATTTGCGCACCGCCGAAGTGGGCGCAATCGACGTGGAAGCGCGCACCGTAGAACTGGCGTTTAGTTCGGAAATCGAAGTGCCGCGCTGGTGGGGCGTTGAGATTCTTTCGCACGCCGAAGGTGCCGCCGACTTGTCGCGCCTGAATAACGGCGGTGCGCTGCTGATGGACCACGACCGCACCGACCAGGTGGGCGTGATCGAATCCGCGCGAATCGACGGCGACAAGCGCGGCCGGGCTGTCGTTCGCTTCGGGCGCGGCGTGCGCGCCAGCGAAGTGTTCCAGGACGTTATCGACAAAATCCGCACCCACGTGTCCGTGGGTTACACCATTGATGCGTACATCCTGACCGAGGAACGCGAAGGCGAGCCCGTGTACACCGTCACTTCCTGGATGCCCATGGAAATTTCGTTCGTGAGCATTCCGGCCGACGATTCAGTGGGCGTGGGGCGTTCGGCAGAAAACCCCGCCGTGGAAACGCCTGTGGCTGCGCCGCAAAATCCGAACATGCCCGAAACGGGCAGCGAAACACCACACACTCAAGGAATCCGAAGCATGCCGGAACTGAACCAGGAACCGCAAACCATCGACGCCGACGCACAGCGCCGCGCCGGTGCTGATGCCGAGCGCGCCCGCGTTCGGGACATTATCGCTGCTGGCACCCAATACGGCGCCGACGAATTGGCGCGTGAATTCGTGTCGAACGGCAAAGGCATGGACGAGTTCCGCGCCGCGCTTCTGACGCACGTCGAACAGCGCCATTCGCGCCCGCTCGCAGAGCAAACGCTGGATGCCAGCGTGGGCCTGTCGGCTGAAGACGCGCGCAAATTTTCGTTCATGAAGGCAATCCGCGCACTGGCGAATCCGACCGACCGCAAGGCGCAGAAGGAAGCCGGTTTCGAAATCGAAGCTGGCCGCGCTGCTGCCGAAAGGCTGGGCAAGGAAGCGCAGGGCATCATGGTGCCGCCCGAAGTGCTGGGCCGCTCGCTGATCGAGTCGCGGAATTTCAACGCAGGCCAGAACGGTCAAACCGGCGCAGGTTCGACGGGCGGCGCATCCATCGCCACCGAACTGATGGCGAGCGCGTTTATCGACTTGCTGCGCAACGCCACGACCATCATGCAATTGGGCCGACCGATTGGCGGCCTGGTCGGAAACGTGGACATTCCGCGCAAAACTGCCCGCTCGCAAGGCTACTGGATCGGTGAAGGCGACGACGCACCCGAAGGCGAAATGGACCTGGGCCAAATCGCGCTTTCTCCGAAGACGGTTGCAGCGTATTCGGATATTACGCGTCGCCTGATGATGCAATCGAGCCTGGACGTGGAAGCGCTGGTGCGCGCCGATCTGGCCGAAGCGCTGGGCCTGGCGATCGACTACGCCGGTTACTACGGTTCGGGCACGACACACCAGCCGAAGGGCATTTCCAACTACACGGGCATTTCGGCAATTCCGTTTGCTGCTGCAAACCCGTCGTATGCCGAAATCGTTTCGATGGAAACCGCGATTGCTGCGAAAAACGCGGCCGTGGCGAACATGGCTTACGTCGTCAACGCGACCACCAAGGGCGGCGCAAAGACCACGCAGAAATTCCCTGGCACGCCGACCGGCGCGACGCTGTGGGAGCAAGGCGACACGATGAACGGGTATCAAACCCGCGTGACGAACCAGCTTCAGAGCGACGACGTGTTTTTTGGCAACTTCGCGGACCTGATTATCGCCA